AACACCATCAAAGAGCGTGACACCCAGCTTGAAACGCTGAAGAAGGCTTCTGGTGACACCAAGGCCCTTCAGGATCAGATCACACAGCTTCAGGCCGATAACAAGAAGAAGGACACGGATCACGCCGCTGAACTGAAGAACCTGAAAATCAGCAATGCGGTTGAACTGGCCCTGACCGGCGCAAAGGCCAAGAACAACACCGCTGTTAAGGCGCTGTTGGTTGATTTCATCGGTAAGGCTGAATTGGCGGAGGATGGAACCGTCAAGGGCCTTGATGATGAAGTCAAGAAGCTGGTGGAAGGCAAGGACACGGCTTTTCTTTTTGAGAAGTCCACCGGCACCAAGTTCAAGGGGGCCAAATCCGCTGAAAAGGGTGATGGCGCTGAAGGCGGCATGACCCTTGAAAAGCTGAAGGCCATGAACCCCTTGGATCGCTACAACTATTCCGTCAACCATCCTGACGAATACAAAGAACTTTATGGAGGTAATGAGTAATGGCAAACACTTGCTACGATAACTTTTTCCTGTCCAACGAAATTGAAGATCAGTACCAGAGCCACCTTGATCTTCAGCAGTTTTGTACCGTGGACAACAACCTGACCGGCGTTGCTGGCATGGTTCGCAAGATTCACAAGTACAAGGCCACCGATGGCACCGAGAAGCTGACCATGGGCAACGGCAACACCAAGACCATTGAAGCCGGTTACACCGAGAAGGAATACCGGATTCAGATGGCCCAGAACCGCTTCCAGTATTATGACGAGGAAGCCATGACCGATCCCATGGTGATCACCACCGGCACCCGTCACGCTGGTACGGATATGTTCAACACCGTGAACGCTGACATTTTCGGCGCTTTCAACGAGGCCACCATGACCATCGTGACCACCGCCCTTGGCTTTGATGCCTTTGTGGATGGTGCGGCCATGCTGAATCTGGAAAACCTTGAAGGTGTGACCATCTTCGGCTTCGTCAACCCCGCTGATATGGCGAAACTTCGTAAGGCCCTGAAGGACGATCTGAAGTATGTGGAAGCATACGCCAAGCAGGGCTATGTTGGCACCGTGGGCGGTATCAACATCTACACCAAGAAGAACGCCGAAACCGGCAAGGTGGTCATTGCCACCAAGGAAGCTGTTACCCTGTTCAACAAGAAGGGTACGGAAGTGGAACAGGAGCGTGAAGGCAACATCCGCCGCAACACGGTTTATTCCCGCAAGTATTACCTTGCGGCCATGACCAATGAAGCCAAGGCGGTGAAGATCATCACCGGTTCCGCCGCTGTCACCGCTGACACCACGGTTTCCAGCGACAAGACCTATTACGCCGCTTCCGGTATCGGCTATGTGAAGGTCACGCCCGGTTCCGGTGACAACCCCAAGACCAAGGGTTGGTACGAAATCACGGCGGCGTAAGAAAGGCGGTGAACCCCGTTGCGTGATAAAGCGGTTGCAATGCTAACGGCCCTTGGCGTGGCGGGGGCCGCTGATGATCCGTTGTTGGATATGGTTTTGACAAATGTTCAATGGAGGATCAAAAACCTTTCCAACCTTTCCGAAATCCCGGAGGGGTTGGAAAGTCTGGCCGTTTCTATGGCCGTGGGCGAATACCTGAACATGAAGAAGTGTTCTGGACAGCTTGAAGGGTTTGATTTGGATGCGGCGGTGAAATCCATTCAGGAAGGTGACACCAACATTACCTTTGCCCTTGGTGAAGGTAGTTCAACCCCTGAACAGAGGTTGAACAGCCTGATTGATCATCTGATCAACGGGCGCATTGGTGAAATCTACCGTTATAGGCGGTTGGTATGGTGAATAAGGCCGTGCGAACCGCCTTGGAACGGTTGTGGAAGGATCGGTGTTCTATCTTCATCCGTGAGGAAGTCACCGATCCTGTCACCCACCTGACGGATTCTGAAGAAAAGCCGCTTCTTCAGGATCAGCCGTGCAAGTTGTCTTTTGAAACATTAACTTCAACCAATGGGGATGAAGTGGCAACCGCCCAACAGGTGGTGAAGCTGTTCCTTTCCCCGGATGTGAAGGTTCCCGCAGGATGCAAGATCATTGTCACCCGGCCAAACGATGTGGAACGAACCTTCACCTATTCCCGTTCCGGTGAACCGGGTGTTTTCTCCAACCATCAAGAAATCATGCTTGAACCCTTCAGGGGGTGGGCCTGATGGGAAGATGGGGCCGGTGTGATTACCGGGAATTGAAGAAGCTGGATGAACGCCTTCAACAGCTTTCGGAAGTTGACATGGATCGGCTTTGCCGGGATGCCGCCAAGAAGATTGCCCAAATCCTTCTGAATAAGGTGAAGAAAAGAACCCCCGTTGGTGTGGTTCCGCCGTATGCCACGGATGAAGCCAAGGAAGAATATTGGCCCGGTTATCGTGGCGGTTCCTTGCGTGACGCTTGGACGATCCTTCCCATTGAAAAACATGGGGAGCAGTACACCGTGACCATCATCAACAATTTGGAATATGCGTCCTATGTGGAATACGGCCACCGGCAAACACCGGGGCGCTATGTTCCCGCCTTGGGAAAGACCCTGAAGGCAAGTTGGGTGAAGGGGCGGTTCATGCTGACGATTTCCGAACAGGAAGTGAAAACCTTGGCCCCGTCCATTCTGAATGATATGTTGTATGACGCTTTGAAGGGGGTGTTCAGTTGATCAATGAAATCATCAAAGGTGTTTCCATGAAGCTGAACGCCACCTTTGGAGCCGGGTACAAAATCTATCAGAATGATGTGGAACAGGGCTTCAAGGAACCCTGTTTTTTCATTGCTGTCCTGAAGCCTGACATTTCCCCGTTGCAGAAGAACCGATTCATGAACCGGAACCCGCTGGATGTTCACTATTTCCCAACCAGCGGGAGAAACAACGCTGAATTGTTCACTATGGCCGGGGATTTGATGGAATGTTTGGAGTTCATCACCCTTCCCAATGGGGATGTGCTTCACGGAACTTCCATGAGTTATGAAGTGCAAGACGGGGTTCTTCACTTCTTCGTGAACTACAATTTGACGCTTCGCAGAGAAACCGAGGAAACCGCAATGGAAACCTTGGAAACTACTGTGGAGCCAAAGAAAGGGTGATTGAATGGCTACCAGAAAGAAAGCCGCCACCGCACAGGAACCGACCATCACGGCCCCGGTGGTATTCCCCAAAGAACGGGTGTTGACCTTCAGGCGTTACGCTGACCGGCGTGATCTTCTGTCTGTCCTTTTGGAAGATGGGAAGGAATACACCTTCGATCAGATTGATGGGCTGATCAATGACTTTATGAAAGGTAAGGTGAAATAATATGGCCCTTGGCGGCGGCACCTTCTTGGTGCAGAACAAGGTTCTGCCCGGTGCATATATCAACTTCATTTCCGTGGCGCAGGCAAGCGCCACCCTTTCTGACCGTGGTATTGTCACCATCCCCCTTGCCATGAATTGGGGGCCTGAAGGCAAGATTTTCACGGTGGAACAGGCTGACTTTATCAAGAACAGTCAGAAAATTTTCGGCTATGCGTACACGGCGGATGAACTGAAGCCTATGCGTGAAATCTTCCTTCACGCCAAAACCGTTCATTTCTTCCGCCTTGGCACCAGCGGCGTGAAGGCGGCTAACACCTACGCAACTGCCAAATACCCCGGCACCCGTGGTAATGATCTTCGTACCGTTATCACGGCAAATGAGAACACCACAGAACAGAAGCCGCTGTTCGATGTGGCAACCTTCTTGGGAACCGTTCAGGTTGATCTTCAGGAAGGTGTGGCCGCTATCACCGATCTGAAGGCCAATGCCTATGTGGATTGGAAGTCCAGCGGAACCCTTTCTTTGACCGCTTCCTTGCCCCTGACGGGCGGCACCAATGGCACCGTGGCCGATTCCGACTATCAGACCTATCTTGATCAGGCGGAAGCGTACACCTTCAATGCTATGGGTTGCACCGAGAGCAAGGCCACCATCACCGCCCTGTTTGCGGCCTTCGCAAAGCGGATGCGTGATGATGTGGGCAAGAAGTTTCAGGTGGTTCTTTTCCGCAAGTTGGCCGATTATGAAGGCGTTGTGAGCGTCAAGAACGGCCTGACTTCTGACAAGACTTCCACCGCCCTGATCCCTTGGGTTACGGGCGTGATCGGCGGAACGGCGGTCAATAAGAGCGCCACCAACATGACCTATGATGGTGAATATGATGTTGATACCGATTTCACGCAGACCCAGCTTGAAAACGGTATCAAGGAAGGTTCCTTCATGTTCCATCGTGTGGATGAAGCGGTGTGTGTCCTGACTGACATTAACAGCTTCATTTCCATCACGGATGAAAAGTCCAGCGACTTTTCCAGCAACCAGACGATCCGAGTTTTGGATCAGATCGCCAATGATATTGCCGTTCTGTTCGGCAAGAAGTATCTTGGCAAGGTTCCCAATGATGCCGCTGGCCGGATTTCCCTTTGGAACGATATTGTGAAGCACCACACGGAACTTCAGGATATTCGGGCCATTGAGAACTTCAGCGGCGAAAATGTGACGGTTGAAAAGGGCGATACCAAGAAATCCGTGGTGGTTACTGATTATGTGACCCCCGTGAACGCTATGGAACAGCTTTATATGACCGTCTATGTTCAGTAAGGAGGTACAACCATCATGGCAGATAGAACCATCATGAACGCCAAGGATGCTGTTTCCGCTTCCTTGGCTGAATGTTTCGTGACCATCGGGGATAACCGTTACAACTTCATGCAGGCTATCAACCTTGAAGCCAACTTTGAGAAGAACAAAACGGAAGTTCCCATTTTGGGCAAGACCGGCAAGGGCAATAAGGCCACCGGCTGGAAGGGTACGGGTTCCGCCACCTTCCACTATAACACTTCCATCTTCCGTGAGCTGATGAAGCGTTATAAGGACACCGGCGAGGATGTCTATTTTGACATTCAGGTGACAAATGAAGATCCCACTTCTTCCGTGGGCCGTCAGACCGTGATCCTGAAGGATTGCAATATGGATGGCGGCTTGCTTGCCAAGTTTGATGCTGATGCGGAATACTTGGATGAAGATATGGACTTCACCTTTGAAGATTTCGAGATGCCCGAAACCTTCAGCCTTTTGGCCGGTATGCAGTAAGCAGAGCGCCCCGGCCTTACTTCGGTAGGGGCCGGGGCCTTTTTTCGTATCAAAATATAGGAGGAAAAAACAATGAGCCTGTCCGCTTTTTTGGCTGAAAACGCCGTTCCCGTTGAGAACATCAAGTTTGTTGCTTCCAAACGCTTCTTGGGTGAGGATGGCAACCCCATTCCTTGGGAGATCAAGACCATCACCGGCACCGAGGATGAAGCCCTTCGGAAGTCCTGTGCCAAGCGTGTTCCGGTTCCCGGCAAGAAGAACCAGTATCAGAAGGAAACCGACTATGATCTTTACCTTGGCAAGCTGGCCGTGGCTTGTACCGTGTTCCCCAATCTGAATGATAAGGAACTTCAGGACAGCTACAAGGTCATGGGCGCTGATGCCCTTCTGAAAACCATGCTGACCCCCGGTGAATATGCCGAATACCTGACCAAGATTCAGGAAGTGTGTGGTTTTGATACCACCATGCAGGATGAGGTTGATGAAGCAAAAAACTAATCTGTGAAGGTGATGGTGAAGCGAACATTGCTTACTATTGCCTTCACGAACTTCATTTGACACCTTCCGCCTTTTATGCTTTGCCCCGCCGTGAACGGGCCTTCATCATTGCGGCCATTGATGTTCGGGTGGAAGCTGAAAAGAAGAAGCAGAAGGAAATTGAACGCAAACAGCGCCGGGGCCGACACCATTAAGGCCCCGGCCATTCTCCAAGAAAGGTGGTGATCCCTGTGGGAACTATCCGAACCGCTATTGCCCTTTATGATGGTGTTACCAGCCCCCTTCAGAGTATGCACAAGGCTATGGGTGTTGTGCTGAACACCTTTGAATCCATGCAACAGGCTTCCGGTAGAGCCGTTGACACGGCGGCAATCCGGGAAGCCCGTGAAGAATGGGCGAAAGCGGGAACCGCCTTTGATGCCATTGAAGAAAATATCAGGAACGCCAACAACGAACAGCAGAATTTCAACAATTCCATCCGTGGGGGTAGCAATTCCGCCAACGGGCTTCTGTCCATCATCAAGAAAGTTGCCATTGCCGCTGGCGGTATTGCCGGGATCAATAAGGCGCTGAATATTTCGGATGAATTGGCAAGCACCAAGGCCCGATTGAATTTGCTTGTGGATGATGGCGGTTCCGTTGAAACCTTGGAACAGAAGATCATGGCTTCCGCCCAGCGTTCCCGATCCGCTTATTTTGACACCGCTTCCGCCGTTGCGAAACTTGGCCTGAACGCCGGTAACGCCTTCGGTGGCAATATGGATCAGGTCATTGCCTTCATGGAACAGGTGAACAAGCAGTTCGTTATTGGCGGCGCTACGGCCCAAGAACAGAGCAACGCCATGATCCAGCTTACACAGGCAATGGCGGCGGGTGCGCTTCGTGGTGAAGAACTGAACTCTATTCTGGACGGTGCGCCGGGTATCGCAAGAGCCATTGAAAAATATATGGGCATTGCGGAAGGTTCCATCAAGACGGTTGCACAGGAAGGCAAGGTAACGGCTGAAGTGGTGAAGAACGCCATGTTTGCTATGGCGGACGAAACCAACGCAAAGTTCGATTCCATGCCCAAGACTTGGGCGCAGATTTGGGCCGGGATGAAGAATCAGGCCCTTTCCATGTTCGCCCCGATCCTGACCAAAATCAATCAGATTGCCAATAGTTCCAAGTTCCAACAAGTGACCACGGCCCTGATCAATGGCCTTGCCGGGGTTGCCAATATTGCTTCTTCGGTGCTGGATATTCTGATTTCCATTGCTTCCGTGATCGTTGATAATTGGAGTTGGATTCAGCCTATTATCATGGGCATTGTGGCCGCTATGCTGATCTATAACGGTGTCATGTTGGTTGGAAATACCATTATGGCGGTTCAGGCCGCAGTTAAGGCAATTCACACAGCAATGACCACCGCTTGGAGCGTTGCCACCTTTACCGCAACAGCGGCCCAGCAGGGCCTAAATGCGGCGCTTTTGGCTTGCCCCATTACATGGATCATCCTTCTGATTATCGCCGTGATTGCGGCTATCTATGCGGCTTGTGCGGCGGTTGCAAAGTTCACCGGTATTGCCAATAGCGGCTTCGGTGTGATTTGCGGCGGAATCATGGTGGTGATCGCCTTCTTCAAAAACCTTGGCCTGTCCGTGGCGAATATTGCCTTGGGTATCTGGAACGCTTTGGGGGCTTGTGCTTCCAATATCGGAACCGCCTTCCATAATGTCATTTCCAATGTTCAGGGATGGTTTTATAACCTTCTTTCTACGGCCCTTACTGTTGTGGCGGGTATCTGTGAAGCCCTGAACAAGTTGCCCTTCGTTGAGTTCGACTATTCCGGGATCACCAGCAAAGCAAGCGAATATGCGGCCAAGTCCGCTGAAGCCTATGGGAATGTTGAGGAATATAAAAGCGTTGCCGATGCCTTCAATGAAGGAATGTCTACCTTTGACACCTTCCAAGATGGTTGGGCCGCTGATGCTTTTGCTTCCGGTGCCGCTTGGGGTGATGGTGTGGCCGATAAGGTTTCCGGTATGTTTGATTTTTCCGCCTTGGATTCTATGGGGGCTGATTCTTTGGATGCCTTCAACCTTGGCAATGATCTTGATAGCATTTACGGGAACACCGGCGATATTGCAAACAACACAGCGGCCACCGCTGATGCCTTGGATATTGCTGAAGAAGATTTGGCCTATCTTCGTGACATTGCGGAGCGTGAAGCAATCAACCGGTTCACTACCGCTGAAATCAAGGTTGAACAGCACAATGAAAACCACATTTCCAAAGATGCTGATTTGGATGGGATCATGGATGCTTGGGCCAATGACTTTGCTGAAAAGCTGGAAGTTTCTGAAGAAGGGGTGCATGAGTAATGGCGTATAAACTGTATATGGCGGGAACGCTTATGCCCATCACCCCTTCCAAGGTGACGGTGAAGATCAATAACCAGAACAAGACCATGACCCTGATCAACGGGGAAGAAATCAACATTCTGAAGGCCGCTGGCCTTTCGGATGTGTCCTTTGAATTGGTTCTTCCCCAAGTGTCCTATCCCTTCAGTAACGGTGGGGCGCAAAGCGCCGCCTATTACCTATCCTTGTTTGAACGGCTGAAGGTGAGCAAGACCCCGTTCCAATTCATTCTGAACCGGCAGAAGCCCGGTGGCGGGATGTTCCATTACACCAATTTGACCGTTGGCCTTGAAACCTATGAAATCACCGATGATGCCGGTGAAGGCTTTGATGTGAAGGTGAAGATCAACCTGAAACAGTACAGAGCCTATGGCACCAAGACCGTGACCGTGCAACCGGCCAAGACTTCCGGGGGAACCGCCACAGCAACGGTTAAGGCGGCACCCCGGCCCACCACAACGGCCCCGAAAGCCGCCACCTATACGGTGAAATCTGGTGATTGCCTTTGGAACATTGCCAAGAAGCAGTTGGGCAACGGGGCCGATTACACGAAAATTTATAATCTGAACAAGGACAAAATCAAGAACCCGAACCTGATCTATCCCGGTCAGGTTCTTACTTTGCCTTCCTGAAAGGGGTGATTCCGTTTGGCAGTTGAATTGTTCATCCAGCATAACAGCACCATTCAATTCCCCGTTGTCGAGGAAGGCGCAAAGTTGACCTTGGAACGCAAGGGAACCCCCGGCAAGTTAGAGTTCACCGTTGTCAAGGGGCCGGGGCTGAACTTTGCTGAAGGTGATCCGGTGAAGCTGACTGTGAACGGAACCGCCATGTTCTATGGGTTTGTGTTCAAGAAAAAGCGTGACAAGGGCGGCACCATTGATGTTGTGGCCTATGATCAGTTGCGTTATTTGAAGAACAAGGACACCATCACGGAAGAAGGGCTGAAGGCTTCTGACCTTCTGAAGCGCATTGCAACAGATTTCCGGTTGAACCTTGGCACGGTGGAAGATACTGGTTATACCATTGAAACCATCGTGGAAGAAAACCAAACCCTGTTTGATATGATCCAGAGCGCCCTTGATGAAACCCTGATGAATACCAAACAGCTTTATGTTCTGTATGACGATGCCGGGAAGCTGACCCTGAAGAACATCAATACCATGAAGCTGAACCTTCTGATTGATGAAGAAACCGGGGAAAACTTCAGCTATGAATCCAGTATTGATGAACAGACCTATAACAAGATCAAGCTGGCCTATAACGATGAAAAAACCGGTAAGCGGGAATTGTTCATTGCACAGGACGGGGCGAAAATGAACCAATGGGGTGTTCTTCAGTATTTTGAAGAAGTTCAGACCAAAACGGGCGCTTCCGCCAAGGCGGATGCCCTGTTGAAGCTGTACGATCAGAAAACCCGCAAGCTGACCATTCAGAACGCTTTCGGTGATGTGCGGGTTCGTGCTGGAAGCGCCGTGGTGGTGGCCCTGAACCTTGGCGATATTGTCACCAACAATTACATGGTGGTGAACAAAGTCACCCATACCTTCAGGGGTGATGAACACATGATGGAACTTGACCTGATCGGGGGTGAATTTATTGCCTAATCCTGTTGAAGTGGTAAAACGGGCGGCGGTGGAAGCTGTGGAAGCCGGGAAACCGGTGAACATCCTGTTTGGAACTGTCCTTTCCGCTTCACCCTTGAAAATTCAGGTGGATCAGAAATCCATCTACACTTCCAAAATGCTGATCCTGACCCGGAATGTGACTGATTTTGAAGTTGATATGACGGTGAACCACAGCACCGAGGACAAAGGCGGTGGTTCTGGTGCGGCGGCGTATGAAGCCCACAAACACGCCTATGTTGGCAAGAAAACCTTCAAGGTTCACAACGCTTTGAAGGCCGGTGAAAAGGTGCTTCTGATCCGGGTTCAGCAAGGAAAGAAATTCGTGGTTATTGACCGAGTAAAGGGGGCTTGATGATGATTCCGCAAGTGCAGGATGATATTAAACAGGATTTCACCATTGAAACCCTTCCAAGCCGTACTTTCAGGATGAACCACAACAACCTGACCATCATCGGCACCATTGATGAAATCCAAGCTGTGGAACAGGCGGTTTTTCTGATCCTGAACACAGAACGCTATGAATGGTTGATCCATTCTTGGGATTATGGGGTTGAACTTCATAATCTGATCGGGAAAGATGTGGAATACTGTATTCCCGAAATTGAACGCCGGGTTCGTGAAGCCTTGCTTCAGGATGATAGGATCACGGCGGTTCAGAACTTTGAATTTACGGTGAACAAAAAGAAAGTGCTGACTACCTTCACGGTGGTCAGCATTTTTGGCGAAATCAATGCAGAATTGGGGGTTGAAATCTGATGTATGAAGCACAGACCTATGAAGCAATCCTTTCCCGGATGCTTCAGAAGGCGCTTTCTATCAATGGCAATTTGGACACCCGTGAAGGTTCGTTGGTTTGGTGCGGTGATGCCCCCGCCGCCGTGGAATTGCAGAACCTTTATATTGCCCTTGATACGGTGCTGAATGAAACCTTTGCGGACACCGCAACCCGCCCTTATCTCATTTTGAGGGCGGCAGAAAGGGGGCTGAAACCGCAACCGGCAAGCCCCGCCGTGTTGCAGTTGAGCATTACACCAACCACCTTGCACCTTCCCATGAACACCCGCTTTTCCATTGGAGAACTGAACTATTATGTTTCGGCTGACCGTGGAAGTGGTAAGTATGAAATCACCTGTGAAACCGCTGGTGAAGCCGGTAATGACTACACCGGAACGGTGATTCCCATTGAGTATGTGGACGGGCTTGAAACCTGTTCCATTTCCGCCGTGGTGATCCCCGGTGAGGATGAAGAAGATACCGAGGTTTTCAGACAGCGTTACATGGATAGCCTGAACGCCCAAGCCTTCGGCGGCAACCGTGCGGATTATCTGGAAAAGGTGAACGCCATTCCCGGCGTGGGCGGTGTGAAGGTATATCGGGTTTGGAACAGCGATTTGAACCCGGCCAAGCTGATCCCGCCCACGGGAACCGACACTTGGATCAGCGGCCTTTCCGGTGTGTCCGAGGAAATCAAGGCGTGGTTGGATGCCGTGTATGCGGCGGGAGCCAATAGCAAGCTGACCGTGGGCGGAACCGTGAAGCTGGTGATCATCAACAGTTCCTTCAAGAAGCCTTCGGAAGCCCTTGTGGATCAGGTGCAGACCGCAGTTGACCCCCTTCAGAACGCCGGTGAAGGTGTGGGCATTGCCCCCATCGGCCATGTGGTGAGGGTTGAAGGCGTGGGTGAAGATACCATCAACCTTTCCTTCGATCTGTACTATCAGCGGGAATGGAGTTGGGATGATGTTTCCGCCTATGTCACGGAAGCAATCAACGGTTACTTCTTGGAACTGGCCCAAAGTTGGGCAGACCAGAATGAAGCCCTTGTGGTTCGTATCAGTCAGGTGGAAAGCCGCCTGTTGGGGATCACCGGTATTCTGGATATTGCCAACACCAAGATCAACGGTGAAGCGGCGAACTGTACCCTGACCTTTGACCACATCCCGGTTTTGGGAACCATTGAGCCGGGAACCATCGTGATCAACGGATAAGGGGGCCGGGAGCATGGAACGCAAACTGATTGATTATCTTCCCTATGTCATTCGTGATTATGCGGAGTTTCAGGGGATCATGGGGAGCGAACAGCCGGAAATTGAAAAGGCGTGGAATACCACGGATGATCTTCTTGATAATCAGTTCATTCCCACCGCTGGAAACATGGGCCTTTCCCGGTGGGAAAAGATTTTGGGGATCACCCCCAAAGGCACGGACAGTCTTGAAGATCGCCGGTTCCGTATTCTGACCCGGATCAATGAAGAACTTCCGTACACCTTGCCCCAGCTTCGGAACATCCTTGAAACGCTATGCGGGAAGGGTAACTATTCCGCTGATGTGGAAGAAGGCACCTATCAGCTTCTTGTGAAAATCGGGTTGGCCGCAAAGAACAACTTCAATGATGTTGAATCTTTGCTGAACCGGGTTGTTCCCCAAAACATGGTTGTGACCTTGCTTCAGCTTTATAACACCCATGCGGAACTTGGGCGGTTCACCCATGCCCAGCTTGCCGCCTATACCCATAATCAGTTGAGAAACGAGGTTTTGAAGAATGGCGAATAAAACAACCAATTACAAGCTGACTAAACCCCTTGAATCTGAATTTTATGATGTAGGGGTTCAGAATGAAAACATGGATAAGATTGATACCCAAATGAAGGCCAATGCGGATGCCGTTGAAGCCCTTCAGAAAGGTCAATCCGGGAAGGCTGATCTGGTGGATGGTAAGGTTCCCGCCGAACAGCTTCCCGACATGAACTATGATCCCAAAGGTACGGCCCAAAACACGGTGAGCGAACACAACCTTGATCAGACCGCCCACCCGTATCTGTTGAACCAGATCGGAACCTGTGTGGAAGCCGCACAGAACGCACAGGATGCCGCAAATGCGGCCTTGGATGCTGTGTCCGGTATCGTCTATACCATCAATGTTCTTCCTTCGCAGAATGGCACCCTGACCTATAACGGACAGGCCCAAAGTCCTTCTTGGAACGCTTATAACCCCGATGCGCTGACCTTGGGCGGCGTGACTACCGGCACCAATGCGGGAACCTACACGGCCACTTTCACACCCAAGGGGCGGTATAAGTGGGCAGACGGTACGCAGACCGCCAAGGAAGTGACTTGGACGATCAACGCCGCCACCATGACGATCCCCACGCAGAGAAACAGCCTTACTTATACCGGTTCGGCCCAAAGCCCCACTTGGAACAACTATGACAGCGGGAAAATGACGCTTGGAGGAACTACCAGCGGCACGAACGCCAGTTCCTACAATGCCACCTTCACGCCGAAAACGAACTACAAGTGGGCTGATGGAAGCACCGGGGCCAAAACGGTTGCTTGGAGCATTGCCAAGGCCGCTGGTAGTTTGTCTTTGAATAAGACTTCCATCAAACTGACCGCCGCAAAGACCACGGACACCATCACCGTGACAAGGGCGGGTGATGGTAAGATTACGGCCACTTCCAGCGCCCCCACGGTGGCTTCTGTGAGTGTTTCCGGTTCGGTGGTAACTGTTACCGCCAAGGCCAAAGGAAGCGCCACAATCACCGTCAGCGTGGGCGCTGGCACCAACCACACGGCCCCGGCCAATAAGACCTGTTCCGTTGAAGTGACATTGCCCACCAAGGTTCTGAACGATAACAGTTGGGCAACCATCCGGGAAGTCAGTTCCGCAGGTTTGGGGGCCAACTATTGGGCCGTTGGTGATGTGAAATCCATCGTTCTGAATGGCACCGTGAGGAATTACACTTTCAGCAACTTGACCGTGAACGCCTTTATTTTGGGCTTCAACCACAATTCCGCCAAGGAAGGTGCGAACAAGATTCACTTCCAGATCGGGAAGATCGGTTCCACGGCAGTTGCTTTGTGTGATAGCAATTATAACAACACCGGTGATGGTTTCCGCATGAATACCAGTCAGACGAACAGCGGCGGTTGGAACGCTTCACACATGAGAAAAACTGTATTGGGCAACAGTAACACCCCCACAAGCCCGTTGGCGAATAGCTTGATGGCGGCGCTTCCCGCCGATTTGAGGGCGGTTATGCAACCCGTGACCAAGTACACCGATAATACCGCCAACGGTGGCGGCAATGTTCAGACTTATGTAACGGCCACCACCGATTACTTGTTCTTGCTTGCTGAATTTGAAGTGTTCGGAACAAGAAGCTATGCAAATAGCTATGAACAGAATTATCAGGCACAATACGATTACTACAAAGCCGGTAATAGTAGAGTAGCCTATAATCATTCCGCCGTGTCCACGGCGGTGTGGTGGTGGCTTCGTTCCCCTTATTACGACAACAATCATTATTTCCAGAAT